GTAATATTAAAAACTGCTGAACAACTAAGTGAAGATGTCACGCATAATGTGACTTCCATCACAATTGGCGATACTGAGCCAGTAATATTAAAAACCGCCGAACAACTAAGTGAATCTACTACACAAACCGTAGGTACTTCTGAATCTATCACATTCACTACTGGTGTTTCGAGCGAGAAGTAAATATAATTACCTGTAGTTTTATATAAATTAATTTTTATATAAAACGTATTTAAAGATTGTCTTGTATTTGATGTTATAATGAGTAATATTTGCATTGGAATAGATCTGGGAACAACATATAGTTGCGTAAGTGTGTGGCAAAATAATACAGCGGAAATTATTGCAAATGATCAAGGAAATAGAACAACTCCTTCGTTTGTTTCTTTTACAGAGCACGAACGTCTTGTAGGAAATGCGGCAAAATCGAATAGTACAGCGAATCCTACAAATACCGTGTTTGATGCAAAGCGTCTTATTGGTCGCAATTTTGATGATCCTACCGTACAGAAGGATATTGAACATTTCGCTTATACAGTAAAAAGTACACCAGACAATAAGCCTCTGATTGAGGTAACCTATAAAAATGAACTAAAACAATTCCGTCCAGAAGAAATTTCCTCCATGATTCTTGTTAAAATGAAAGAAATAGCCGAAAGTTATCTTGGTACATCGGTAACTAATGCGGTAATTACTGTTCCTGCATATTTTAATGATGCACAACGTCAGGCAACCAAAGACGCTGGTATTATTGCAGGACTAAATATATTGCGTATTATTAATGAGCCGACTGCTGCTGCCATTGCATACGGATTAGATAAAAAGTCAAAAACCGAGACAAATGTTCTTATTTACGATTTAGGTGGTGGTACATTTGATGTATCTTTGCTTTCCATCGAAGACGGTGTATTCGAAGTAAAAGCTACTGCTGGTGATACTCATCTTGGCGGTGAAGACTTTGATAGAAGATTAGTTGAACATTGTATGACGGATTTCAAACGTAAAAACAAAATCGATATATCTGATAACAAGAGAGCGATGCGTAGACTACAAACAGCATGTGAAACTATGAAGAAGACATTATCGAATGCTACGATTGCAACGATTGAAATCGATGCATTGGCGGAGGGAATTGATTATAACACTATTATTAGTCGCGCTAAGTTCGAAGATTTATGTTCGGATTTATTCAGAAAAACAATCGACCCAGTAGAAAAGGTAATTTTGGATAGTAAAATCAGCAAGAGTGGTATTCATGAAATAGTTCTTGTAGGTGGTTCTACCAGAATTCCTAAAATTCAGGAATTACTGTCAGATTATTTCAATGGCAAAGAGTTGTGTAAAAATATTAATCCTGATGAAGCGGTTGCTTATGGTGCGGCAGTTCAAGCGGCTGTTCTATCCGGCAATAAAGACGAAAGACTGAATGAACTACTTTTACTGGATGTGATTCCATTGTCACTTGGGGTGGAAACCGCTGGCGGAATCATGACACCTGTTATTAATAGAAATAGTACTATTCCTATCAAAAAATCACAAGTGTTCAGTACCTATGTAGATAATCAACCAGGCTGTACGGTTCAAGTATTCGAAGGCGAGCGTCAATTCACCAAAGACAATAATAAATTGGGCGAATTTCAACTGAGTGATATTCCAGCAATGCCTCGCGGTGTACCCCAAATTGAAATTACATACGATGTAGATGCAAATGGCATTCTACATGTGAGTGCTGAAGAGAAATCATCCGGCAAGAAGGAGAAGATCGAGGTCACTAATGACAAAGGTCGCCTTAGTGCCGAAGATATTCAACGAATGGTAGATGAGGCAGAACGATTCAAAGAATCAGACCTCAAACTCAAAGAACAATATGAATCTAAGTCTTCGCTTGAAACGGCTCTATTTGGTGCAAAGGATATAGTAAATGATTCGCAAAAAAATAATAAATTGGAGGAAGATGATATTAGCTCTATTTCAGAAAAGGTGACGGAATTCCAAGAGTGGTTGGATAATTCTATGAATGAAGAATCATCTGTATATAATGAAAAGAGAACCGAATTGGAGGAATTCCTACAACCATTTGTGATGAAACAGGCTGCAGCATCTAATATTCATGAAACAGATGATACGGATGACCCGGTTGACGTATCAGAAATGGAGGAGGAATGGTCGCCATCAATTGGTGATGTGGATTAAAGATGTTAACAAAAATTGAATCGTTTTAATATAGTATACTCATAGGTATAATGGACCAATCAGATTCCAATTCTTACTACGTAAAACATAATGTTGAATTCAAAGAGTATTCTATGCAGCAATATGTATATCATTTAGGTATTGTAAATGTACCTGAAATTATTGAATATGACGCTATTAGTAAGATTATGATTATGAGGAAAATAGATAATAATAATTTATCACATGAATACGGCGAAGATGCTACAGATATTCCTGATGAACTATTTGAACAGGTCGTCAGAATAGTACAAACTCTTGTATCACATAATATCGAATATCCCGATTTAACTGGGTATAATTTTGTAGAAGATAATGACGGTAAAATTTGGATAATTGATTTTGAACATTCATTGGTCACATTGTCAAAATCTATTGATAATATTAATATATTAAATATTTGTAACGGCGACAAAGAATGGAACCCAGATTTCAGATAATTTATAAATTGAAATGAAGTAATTCAAATTATAAATAACAAATGGTAAAAATAAGTAATACTTATTTAATTATGGGACAAACATACAAATTTTACACGTGTATTCCCTATAAGAAATCACTAAAAACATTCACTGGTACATATATAGACACCAGTTGTGGAAAAATGCACGTTTTTGGATATAAGGATAGTAGTATATGTATGAAACAACATGAATTATGGACAGTTCCTATAGAGTGGATTACAGATGTCATGGTAGTTTCAGATGAATAATTTATGATAGTTACTTACATGATTTTACCACGATGATTTTTTAACACTAATTTTTGGACCTGCGCTTTTTCGTCGTGCTGAATTTGGATCATATGATTCATCTTCATCGTCAGAATTAAGATTCTTGGATAGTTCCCAGAATTCTTTGGACCCTAAACGGAAATCACTGTGATTTTGTGCCTTGTACCAGAAAATCTGATCATGTAATTTATTCGTTTTGGCATTATTATTAATCACCAAACACTCATAATTTTCTGTACATTGATCCATGACTTGACAAAACGATTCGAATGTCGGAAACATGCCTGCATAATTCTCCCAAATTCGCTTACGATTTGTAATATAAGGTTCGCGTAAAATAAATACATAATCGATATTCGTTCTTAGATTAGGTGGTATACCTAAAGGATATTGCATTGTAATAATGAGTAGAATCTTCCAGTGACGTCCATTCATAAATAATAATCGCATCAATTTATCTTTTGACCACGATGAATCGTATAAGCAATCATCTAATATAACAAATGCTCTTGGGTCAATAGTGGTTCTTTTGTATGCTTCTACTTCTTTTTTCATCTGCTTCAATACAGTTCTCTGTCTCTTAAGAATATTTTCAATAATAGCTGTATTATATTCATCATGAATGAATAATTTTGGAACATGGCTACTATAAAATCCATTCCCTGCTTCTGTTCCTGAAATAACAGTACCTATAGGAATATCTTGATGATAGAATAATAAATCACGAACTAAAAAAGATTTACCAGTATCACGACGACCTATCAATACAATAACAGGACCAGTACTACCGTTTTTATCATCAGCATGAAACTTAATATTTTTCATGTCAAATTTTCTCAATTCTAATGTCATTACTTTTATTTAACAAAAAAACTATTCATAAAAAACGAGATAATAAGTTAAAACATTAGAGAATTTATATATTCAAAGGTTAAAGAATTAATGTTCGAAATGAGCTATATTAAGGATAATAGCTGTGCTGATTTCTCTGAACCTTTAAATGTGACAAATATTCAAAATTACAACCCGATTTACAATTTGTTTTTTAAACTAAACGAGTCAAACTATAACAATATTCAATTAAATGAACAATTTAAACTACAACAAATAAAAAATCGTGTCAATCACAATTGTTTCTCATGTGAACTACAAACAACCGACACATCGATAATTACAAATAAAGACATGTTTATCAAATTTTCACCTATCATAGATCCTACAAAGTATCTCATAGGTAAATATAATACTGAAAATGATGAACTATTTAGTCTACCTTCAATAACTGAAAGCAACGATATTATATCCAACAAAAAAAACGCTTACAATAACTCAGCATACACCGACGGATTCTTTTCATTTCTCTCCAGTAAATTATTACACAAACATGATGTTTTAAATGCAAATGACTATTATGGTTCCTTTATAGCCAATCAGAAAGATTTCCGCTATAATGTATTCGATGATATTGAATATCTATGTGAATCCGACTTTTTTCATGATAATAAAGATGTATTATTCACATTAGATGAAGCATTCTATGATGAAGCTGATAATAATGACAGTAGAAATAACAAAAAAAAATACAGATTAATAATAATAATATTTCATTAAAATCAGTAGAAGCGTTTAGTGATGAAATATATGATAATATATTTACTTCTTGTTCTACTGAATCTGAATGTATTAATAATGATGATAATTCTAAATTGGACGAAAAGTTAGTAGAAGATATATCACCAACTGAGCATTCTCTCTCTTCCATAAATTTAAATAAGTTATCGAATAGTAGAGGAAGCTGTAAAACATGTTCGTCACATTCATCATCATGTTCATCCAGAACATCTGTTACAGATAATAACGATAATGAAAGTATGTCTGGTAGTGATATTGAATCACTCAATGATATGTCTTCTTGCGAGTCAGATGAATCAGAGGAAGATGAAAATATTTACGCGTATATACCAGATTTTCCTGTTAATATAATCGCTCTTGAAAAATGTACAGATACATTAGACGCATACATGATGGATGATGACGTTTCTGATAAAGAATGGTCAGCGCTATTAATGCAAGTGATTTTCACACTTTTAATTTATCAAAAAACCTTCAGTTTTACACATAACGACCTTCATACTAATAATATTATGTATATTGAAACAGACAGACAATTCATGTATTACAATTTTGCCGGAAAATTCTACAAAGTACCCACGTTCGGTAAAATATGGAAAATCATTGATTTCGGGCGTGCAATATATAAGTATAATAATCAAGTCATTTGTAGTGATTGTTTCGGAAAGAACGGAGATGCTGACGGACAATATAATTGTGAACCTTTCTTTAATGATTCCAAGCCCAGATTAGAAACCAATATGAGTTTCGATTTATGTAGGTTAGGATGCTCATTATTTGATTTCTTTGTGGATGATATTGTTAGTATGAAACGTGGTAAGTTATCTCCTATCGAACGAATTATAATTGACTGGTGTTACGATGATAACAATAAAAATATATTGTATAAAAAGAGCGGCGAAGAACGTTATCCCGAGTTTAAGTTATACAAAATGATTGCCAGAAACGTTCATAAACATACTCCTGAGCAACAATTGGAACATGATGTATTCATAGAATTTCAAGTAACAAAAAAGAAATTAAACAGTAGCGCATTGAAAAAAATAATGTATATAGACAATTTGCCCAATTACAGCCTATAAATTAATTATTAGTCGTAGAGAGAAAATAATGTAAACCCAATATTTTACATTATTTATTCATTTTATCGTACACGATATTATTTAAAACGCAGGATCTCCCGTAAACGCAGGCGTTTTTATAGTTCCTCCACTAATGGTACTCCCTTGTGACATATCACCCATTTGGTCGACAATAAAATTAGCCAAATACACTCCTAAAAATACAAACACCGCATCTTTCATAAGTAATTTAATCGGTTTATCATCCTTATCAATATATTTCATTTCAATAAAACGAATTATTAGATATACTGTTGCACTTGCTAATGATAATGTTAAAATATCACTCATTTAATTTGTATTAACATTATCATTATTCCGGTTTTACGCATTTAACTAAGAATTTCAACCCCATCTAATACAACTAAATCATTATTGGTATCTGGACTACTACTTGGAGCTCCTAAATCTTCAAAGTTTAATTGGACCGTGTCCATTGAAATTTTTATCTTTTCATCGTCATCATCTATACTCGCCAGTTCTTCTAATTTTCTTGCCTCGTTTCTTTCGTTACTAATCATTTCAAGACGCTCTACACTTTTTGGAGCATTCACATCTTCCTCATTCTTATTGACATCGATCATTTTATCAATATCAGAAAATTGAAGTCCTTTTTCCAAAACTACGTCACTCTTTGATTCAGATTCTATGTCATTTATTTCTAATGAAACACCTGAATCGGTTTCGTCTATTTTTACATTGTCATCCGTTTTCAAAACCATTTGATCTTCTTTCTTTGCATTATCAATAATTTCAGTAATTTCACTATGCAAACTTGAATCATTATCAACATTACTATTAGATATGTCCTCCTTGTTTTCAATCAACGTCTCATTTGCTTCTACCTCCTCTTCAACACTTTCTTCCAAATAAGAACGCAGAATATGCTCTACCGGAATAGTCTCACGCACCGCATTCACAATACATTCTTTAATAATGAGCTCAAGTTCTCGATTGTTCTTTTGGACCTGTAGAGGAGGAATATCTTTTTCAAACAAATAAATATTTGTATATAATTTACGCGCTACGTGAATATACGTTTTGTGTATAAAATCCTTCATTTTTGGAATATTTAAGTCTATCTTCTTCTGTTTTTTACCTACACGAACACACGTAAGAGCTTTCAATTGAATAATATGAACACATGTGATCAAATCCTCAATATATCCACATGAACTTTTTTCAGTAATTCGATTCACTTCACTTTGAATCATCTCATCATTCCACTTAGGAATTCTACTAATAAAATTCTGAAATGTCATCAAGTATTTATCCTCCTCGTCAGCTTCCATACACATCTTATATGCTTCTGTGTAAATAGACTTGAATCCTTCTTGGATGAAAGGAGAAATTATGTTAATCAACCGAGTTACCCACTCATTTTTTGATTCTTGTAAACTGGTTACGTTAAAGTCATCCATTTTACATAAATGAAATATTTTCTAAATCGTCATTATTACGTATTAACATGAAATTAAAGATAGAGAACATAAATAACTTTTCATTTCTAAACTCCTTTTTGGTCTTTTCAAAAAAAGTTAATAAGGTATATTTTTTTAGTGGTTCTATATTTTTACAATTTTCTATATATTTCAATATATCAATACTTGATATACCTTTGTCGTAAAATTTATTCGTCATCTTTATTAGTTCTAAATTATCTGTAATCTTATGTATTCCATTCATCTGTTTTTTTACATAATCGGTTATACTCTTCACAACAGTAGTCGGTTTACCATATATTTCATCCAGTTTATATGCATGCAAATTTATAGATTCATTCTTAATTATAGGTAGAGGAACAAATATATCACAAAATCT